TTTGGAGAAAGATCATCTGGTGTTGGTTTAAGATCAGCTCAAGCAATTGAATTACCGTTTCCTAAAGCTCTTGTTGATAATACAAACTTAAGAATTAACTCGTTTGAAAGAGATCCTTTTACTGAAAGTATTGCAGGAAAAGTTAAAGCGTTTATGGATGGAGAAAACGCAGGTGCTACTACAGCCGATTTACCAAAATTATTGCAAGGCATGGGTGCTTCTATGGGTGCAGCAATGGGCGGTGATAGTTTAGGTCAAAACATTAACGATCTTGCAAGTAAATTCTTAGGGTCGGATATAAAAGATGTTGCAACTGCGGCACAATACCTTTTAAGGAAAACCATTCCTGGTGATATTAGTAGATCTATTGATCTCGTGACAGGACAAACAATAAACCCTAGAGAAACTCTATCATTTGAAGGTGTTAATTTAAGAACACATCAGTTTAATTGGGATTTGTTTCCAAATTCAAAAGCAGACTCTCTTAGAATTAAAAACATTGTTGATATGATTAAAAGAAAGTCTTTGCCAGAAGTTACTGATATTGATGGCGTTCCAAAAGCATTCTTGCAGTATCCATCAGTTGTAGATATTTATTTAATAGGTGTCAATAGCGAACACTTTATTAAGTATAAAACATCAATGATAACAGAATTTTCTGTTGATTATGGTGCAGGAGGCGGAGTTGCTATTATGAAAGGTGGTAAACCTAACGGAGTAAACTTGGCGTTAAATCTAACAGAACTAGAAATTGAAACAGCGCATGATTACGGCGAAGCAGGTAATGAACCTTACGTTTCACAAGTTGACTTAGCAGACTTTGATCCTGTTGTAAGTAAAGGTGGAGGAGGTAAATAATGACAAAGTATTTTGAACAATTTCCTTTAATAAATTATGAAGGTAAATTAGTAAGAGACATTACAAGACGTACTAATTTTACTAAAGAAGTATCGAATAATCCTATGCTTTACATGCCTTATACAGTTAAAGAAGGTGAAAGACCAGAGGATATTGCAGAATTCTATTACGGTAGTACTGATTTTACTTGGGTGGTGTATTTTTCAAACCATATAATTGATCCATATCACGATTGGCCTAAATCAGAAGCCGATTTTAACAACTACTTAAAAGAAAAATACGGCGAGCAATCAGGACTTGTTGGTGACGATATCGTTGATTGGGCAAGAGATGATAACGATGAAAATATCCTGTACTATTATAAAGAGGTATAAGAATGGCAGTTGATATTGTTAAATTAGCACCAGAATCGTTTAGAACGATTTATCTTCGTAAAGAAGATCGTGTTATCTTGCGTACAGAGCAAGGCCGTAAAATTATTATTAAACGTATTATTCCTGATGAATGGAAACCTTGGAGAATTTACGATCAAGAACTCGTAGAGAATAATAATAAAAAAGAAATATTCCTTGTTGACCGCGCTTATTTACCGCAAGTAACAGAGTCTTTTAAGAAAAGTTCAAGAAGCAAATAAATGGCAGAGTTTAATCCAGGTTCGGCAGATATTAGTAAGGCACTTGTTACAAACGCAAGTGGCAAGTCTAAAGATATAGCTTCTATAATTGTTAGCTTTGAATTAGAACAATCGTTAGATCTTATGAGTTATTCTGGTAAATTAAAGATTTTAGACGGTATAGGTTTTATGGAAACATTTCCTTTGCGAGGTGAAGAGCAGATAGATTTAAAAATAAGTAGTATGGATCTTGGCACTGAAAAAAATCTAAAGGCTCAAGTATTTAGAATTGATAGCATTGTTCCTTCAGAATCTGGAGGTCAAGTATTGTATACAATGCATTTTATTTCAAAAATTAGTTATAACGCTTTTAAGAGAAAAATTACCAAATCTTATAGCAAAAAGAGTATGGATCAAATTGCTAAAATTATATTCGATACTTATTTCTCTAAACTTGGCGAAAAAGATTATTTAGATAAAAACGATAGAACTAAAACTTTGAGTTATGCAGCTTATAGAATGCCTATTATAGACGAACCTGACAGAAGCTTTTACATACAACCAACAGCTAATTTGACTGATATAATTATTCCTGACTATATGCCGACTGAAGCAATGCAGTTTATACAAAATCTTAGTTTTCAGCCTGAAACACCTTCTGCTTCTTTTAAATTTTTCGAAACCTTAGATAACTTTTATTATGTAACTGACGAATATCTAATCAAGTCTGCAAGAAGAAAAGATTTGGTAGATTTATTTTATAGTCCTGCATCTTCTATTGATCCGAGAAAACCTAACGATCAGGTTAATAGAATTGAAAAATTAGAAGTTGCTTCTAAAGGTTTAAATACCGCTTCTGATATTATTAGTGGTGGTTATACCAGCAAAGTAACTGAAATAGATTTGATAAGAAAAAAGATTGTGCCTAATAATTTTAATTATGATAAGAACGCAGGCTTTATAGATATGTCTGGTAATAGTGTAGATTTACAAGATGATCCTCATTCAGAAGTGTTTAGAAAAGAAACATTTACTGAAGAAAATGCAAGAAACTTTTTTGTGTTTAAAAATTATAATCAAAACGGTGATATTCCAGGTTCATTGCACGTTGATAGATTTATTCCAACTATTGTATCTAATAAGTTATCTTATCAGCACCATTTAAATCAAACAACTGTGGCTGCTTCGATGAAGGGTAGACTAGATATTGCTCCAGGAATGGTAGTTAATTTATCTATTAAAGGTTTAGATGGGTTGGATGCTCCTGAATCTAATAAAACATTATCTGGTAAATATTTAGTACATACGGTAAGGCATTCAAGAGATGACAGCGGTACTCTAGGTTGTGCTTTAAAACTAATTAAATACGGATGGAGTAAGGGTATAGCCAATGAGTAATTATGGTGCAGGAATTAGAGACCCGCTATTTTTTATGGGTATTATTGAGGATATAGTAGATCCTAGAGCCGAAGGTAGAGCGAGAGTTCGTGCGTTTGGTATACATGGAACAAATAAAGATATACCTACAGATGAATTGCCTTGGGCGTTAATAGTAAAAGGTGACTATGATCCAAACGGTACGCCGGGTTTAGGTTTACCTGCAGTAAATTCGTGGGTATTTGGTGTGTTCTTAGACGGTAGAGGCGCACAACAACCAATGATTTTAGGTTTAATACCTACACAGCCTACACAAATTATAGATCCAGAAGCAGATGGATATGGCAAAATTCCTAGAAGAAACGGAGAATTACTTGCACGCGGAGCTGCGCCTGAAGACTTTGGTCAACCGCAAAACGATAGACTATCTCGTGGTGAAAACATAGATGAAACGTATATAGTAGATCAAGAGTCAAATAAAATTGAAGATGTGCAATTTGCAGGAGATGAAGAACGAACTTGGTCAGAACCAACAGCCGCATATGATGCTCAATATCCATTTAATAGAGTATTTAAATCAGGCAGACATAGTATAGAATTGGATGATACGCCTGGTCACGAAAGAATTATGATATACCATAACGAAGGCTCTTATATTCAAATTGATTCAAGAGGTACTGTAACTAATAAAAGCACTTCAGATCAATTCGACGTCATAGATAAAAACTCTCATGTTGTTATTGGCGGAGCAGGATCTGGTTTTAGTACAGTAACTATTAACGGTAATGCTTATGTAAAAGTAAACGGTGATAAAACAGAAGAGATTACTGGTGACTTACAGACATTAGTTCATGGAAACCATTTGCATTCAGTTGGTAATCAATACACGATGGTTGCTGGTGTACAAGCTCAAATGAGATCAGCTGATCTTAAATTGGAAGCGAATGTAGGTACTATGTCTATTAAAGCTGGAAAAGAAATGCAAGTTTCTTCTGGTGAAGGGCTATATGTTAAATCTGATAAAGTTTGGTTAGAAGCGTTAAGTACTTTAAATATATTGGGTGATCAAACATTGATTAAAGGTACTTCTGAAATTGATATATTCGGTGCTGATATCGCGATTAAAGGAACAGATGCATTTAATATTAAAGGAGATGCTGAGTTAATTTTAGGTTCTGATGGCAATGTACACGTAAGAGGCCAAACAGTTTATATTGACGATTATGTTAGTATGGCTAATGGAGGAGCGTCTTCTCCAGATGATGCCGCCGAAGCTGAAGCATCAAAAGATGCATCTGCAATCGAAGCTCCAGAGCCAGTAGTACAAAATACAAGCATTATGCCAGTAACAGAAACTGGTTCTATGGGTTCTAGTGGTCTTGCTTCTCAAGACGATGATGCCGAAAATCAAAGTTCAGCACAAATTTATGACTCAAAAACACCGCAAACTACTGTTACTAAAACCGCGTTGTCTCCATTATTAGATTTAATTAATGAAGTAGAATCTAAAGCTTACGGCTATGATTCTATATACGGAGAAATACCAACAAGCATGCATCCTGTTCAAGCTATTACTAAGATGACTATTCAAGAAATATTAGATTGGCAAGAGTCAATAGATGCAGATGTTGGCTCTGAGGCAGTAGGAAGATATCAAATTATAGAAGATACGTTAAGAAATACAAATAATAACGATCCTAATTCTCCTAAAGGAACACCGCTTTATACGAGGGCTGGTCTATCAGCTTCAGATTTGTTTACTCCAGAAAATCAAGACAAGCTTGCTATTGCTTTAATTGAAGGTCGCGGATTAAATAGATTTATGGAAGGTAAGTTGTCTTTAGAAAACTTTGCAAATAATCTTGCTCATGAATGGGCAGGTTTACCGTTAGTTACAGGACCTAATACTGGTAAAAGTGCTTATGATGGCGATGGTTTAAACGCTGCAAAACCAAACATGGTTCAAAGATTTGTTAGTGTACTAGACGATATAAAAATAAGACAAGCAATATTTAGCGGAGGACCGCAATGAGTATCGACAATTGTTTAACACCTGATGAAGGACGCGTTGAAATATCATCTTCAACCGCTTCTTCTAATCAAAACGGAGAATTTACTCTTTCTCAGATTGCTATATTCGAAGCTGGGTTTAAGGAAAACATGACAGTTACTGCGCAAGATGATCCTATCTCTGCAGCTGTTAAAAAACATGGTTCATCTACTTTTTATGATAATCTTAATATCCTAAACAGTACGCTAACTAATACAGGAATTGTTTTACAAGTACCAAATTATACAACTTTAAATGAAAGACTTAAGGTTGGACCTATAACACCGTTTGAGTTTGCGCAATATCTTTCAGATTATAGTACATCTCCTACTGGTGCGAATTATCGTGCGAGTACTGAAACACCTAAGTTTTTAAAATCCTTAGATGATTTTTATACAGAATCGTTTGCAGACTCAGTCATGGGAGGTTTTTGTTCTTTAATGCCAAATGTATTTGGTGCAATAGGAGGTTTCTTCTTTTTAATTGGAGAAGTAGGAGGATTAATCGGTGATGCTTTATCATTTATATCAAAGATTAGAAATATTAAAGATCCGCTTAAAGCTCTATTTGATGCGATTAAAGTTAAAGCTCTTATTGAGGCGATCAAAGAAAAAGTAACTAAAGCAGTTATGGGTGCAGTTAATAAAATAAAAGATGCAATAAAAAACTTTGATGTGGCTGAAGCATTATCAGATGTAGTTACTTCAATACAAAATAAAGCCGGTAAAAAAATAAGTGAATTACAAGAGTCTATCACAAAATTTTTCTCAAAAGAAAACATGGAAAAAATTGAAAATAAAATTAAAGGTATGATTGATTACTCTGTTTCATTATTTGATAATCCATCTATTTCTGAAATACAATTTCTTATTGCAAGAATTTGTGGATTTGCAGCTGGTATCGAGTCAATTGTTAGCGGACTAAAAAAGCCAGTAGATAACGCTGTAGATAGATTTATTAATACCGTTAATACTCTTAAAAATGCATCTGGCATAGCTCAAGCAGAAACTTTAAGAGCCGGAGCTATACGTTTTGACGAGACGGCTCGCATGATTCTAATAAATAGATCTAAGGAACTTTTTGTAGAAGCTGGTAATGTTCAAACTGGTACTATACAAGAATATAAAAATGTACCAAAATGGGATGAAATAAAAGATAATACTCATGATAAGATAAGAATCGAAGGTGGTTGGGTTAATATACTCAAAGAAGATGGCTGGAATAAAATGGATATGGATTTTAGAGTTTTACTTATGAGATTACATGCAAAAATGATAGAAAGAGAGATTATTAACGGACCAATGACTTTAAATAGCGGATGGAGAAGCCAACAGTATAACGCTGGTTTAAACGGTTCCGCAAAGAAAAGTATGCACTTACTAGGTAAGGCTGCTGATTTAAAATGGCCTGGTTTTGTTAAAGTTAGTGATAATACAAATAACTTTGTTAAGCTAGCAAGAGAGATGGGTTTCGGTGGTATTGGTTATTATAACAGATTTATACACGTAGACGTCGGTCGACCCAGAAGCTGGGGTTTATAGGAAAAACAAATGGTAGTAGCATTAGTTACAGCAAAAACAAAAAAGATTGCGATTTATTCTGACTTTAAGAAAAGTCTTGAGATAAGTCCTGTGTCAGACGATTTAACATTACATAAAGATGAAGACGCAGTAAAAGAATCTATTAAGAATTTATTACTCACCGACAGAGGTGAAAGACTTATGCAACCTAACTTAGGTGGTAATATAAGAGCTATGCTCTTTGAAAATATTTCGCCTGGCGTTTTAACAATGATCGAAGATCAAGTAAGAACTTGCGTAAACTTATACGAGCCAAGAGCAGAAATAATCGATGTAATAGTAACTTCTAATATTGATGATAACGTAGTTAAAATCGCGGTTCATTTTTATATAAGGAACAACCAACAACCAATTTCTGTTGACGTATTTCTAGAGAGGACCAGATAAGATGGTTAAACTAAATATTTCAGAGCTTGACTTTGAAGCAGTAAAATCACAATTTAAAACATATCTGCAATCTCAGACGCAGTTTAAAGATTATAACTTCGAAGGTTCTAACATGTCTGTATTGTTAGATGTTTTAGCTTATAACACTTATCAGAATAACTTTTATTCAAATATGGCAATTAACGAAATGTTTCTTGACTCTGCGGTATTAAGAAACTCGATTGTTTCTCATGCTAAAGAATTAAACTATTTACCTGGTTCAAGAAAATCCGCTAAAGCTATCGTTAAAGTAACTTTTACAGATAGCACAGTCACAGGCCAAACGATTACTATACCTCAATATTCACCGTTTACTTCAAATTATAACGGAGAGAACTTTGAGTTTGTTACTAATGAAACTTACGTAGCTAAGAAAACTGCACCTAATACTTTTGTTGCTGAAAATGTAGAAATTTTTGAAGGTCAAATGTTAGCAAGCTTTGAACGAGAAGGTTTCTTTGTTGATGAAGATGGCATATTAAGAGTTACTCTTTCAAACGAAAACGCAGATACTGATTCAATAGCAGTTTTCGTTGACGCTGAAGCTACTGAAGATGAAAACGTATTTGCAAGAAAAAATGATATTTTTGGAGTTGGAGCCACAGATAAAGTTTTCTATATAGAGCCTTATGTAGATGGTCGTTATACAGTTTATTTTGGTAATAACGTATTTGGTTTCCAACCACAAGAATTCGAAGATGTAAGAGTACGTTATAGAATTACTTCTGGAACTGAAGGTAACGGAGCTTTTGCTTTCTCATTAGCTACAAACTATGGCGCTGCTGTAGTAGAAACTATACAAAACGCTGCAGGTGGATCTGAAAGAGAAACGATGGAAAGCATTCGTTACTTTGCACCTAAGTCATTACAAATACAAGAAAGAGCAGTAACTACTTCAGATTACGAAATCTTATTAAAACAAAACTATCCAGAAATTCAATCTGTAGCTGCTTATGGTGGAGAAGATTTAGAACCTCCTCAATTTGGTAAGGTAGCCATTTCTGTTTATTTAGGTCAGGGTCAAGAATCTTTATCAACTACTTTATCAAATACTTATATACAGTTTTTAAAAGAAAGATCTCCTCTAGCTATTGAGCCTGTTTTTGTAACTTCTGAATTTTTATATGGTTGTACTACTGTCGATGTGTATTACAATCCTAAACTTACTCGTAAATCTTCTGGCGATATCGATACATTAGTAAGAGACGCTGTTAAACTTTATTCCGATACTTATTTAGATGACTTTAATAAAACATTAAGAATATCTAAACTTGCTGCTGCGGTAGACGCAACAGATATTTCTGTCGTAAGTTCAAGTATAACAGTAATGCCTTATATTGAATTTTCACCAAACTTAAATATATCTTTAAATCCTTCATTTAAATTTGTAGCTGAGCTGGTTAAACCTTATCCTTTCGATGAAGAAGACGGATTTACTAATTATAAGCCTGCTATTAAAAGCGGTGTATACTCTATGAACGGTTCTAATGTTTATTTACAAGACGATGGTAGAGGGAACATGCAAGTTATCGCAGACGATATCGCAAATCCAAAAGTTGTTAAACCTAAAGTTGGTAGTGTAAATTATATAACAGGAGAAGTTAATCTTGTTGGATTTATTACAGATGGTTATGTTGGTTCTGGAATTAAATTTATGGCTACAACTTTAAAGAAAGATATTACTACACCTAACGGTAGAATATTCGCAATCAAAAATTCAGATGTAACAATTAATTTAATAGAGTCTAAATAATGGCCTACGATGTAGAAAAGAATATTGCGTTTAAAATAGAGCAACAGTTTCCTGCGATATACAGAGAAGAACAAAATGAATTAGTATCTTTAGTTACTGACTATTATAAGTTTATGGAGACTCAATCAAACCAAGCTGTTTATAATAGCAGAAGAATGTTTGAATACCGCGATATTACTACTACACTTCAATCTATGATTATATTCTTTCAGAAGAAATACTTAGTAGATTTACCTTTATTAGATGATTCAAGTGTTAGATTATTGGTAAAGAATATTCTTGCTCTTTATAGAAGAAAGGGTTCAGAAAACGGTATTACACTCTTTTTTAGAATGTTCTATCAAGAAGATATTCAAATCTATAATCCTTCTAATAATATATTTAAACCATCAGATTCTAATTGGCGTACTGGTGAATTCTTACAATTAATTCCAAACTCTGGTACGTTTTACGCAAGAGACGGCGTAACATATTATAATTACGGAGACTTGTTAAATAAAAATATTGTTGGTTCAACTTCTCACGCAAAAGCTGCTGTAGATAAAATTAACCTTATTCTTTTAAATAATACATTAACTCCGATTATCTACATAAACCAAGTTAAAGGTAAGTTCCAAAGATATGACGATGTCGTCGCTAGAATAAATGGCCAAGATGTTTCGTTCGGTATTGTAAACGGTTCTGCTTCTGGTGTAGAAATAGATTTAAACTATGGCGGAACTACAGGTAATTCTATAGGTGATATTCTTAACATTACTTCTACTTACGGAAAAGGCGCCACGTGTATTGTAACTGATACTGAAGATGAATTTACTGGGATAGTTAACTATACATTAGAAGATGGCGGGTTTGGTTATACGATAGAAAATACAAGACTTCTTGTTTCTAACCAGTCTTTAATATTACAAAATCCTAATTCTATTTTTGTTGAATTAGAATATTTAGAAGATAATTTCGGAAATAGAGGTAAAGTTATAGGCCAAAATGCTTCGTCAGTTGGTTTACTAATGGATGTTGGTGATGAATTCGTTCAGAATAGTATAATTAATACAGTAGATAGAACGAGTAATATAACTATTAATAACATTTTAAAAATAGCAGCAAAAAATGACAGTTCACCTGGTCTTTTATATCCAGATACTGGCGATGTTAACGACGTTAAAGTAGAAGTACTTTCAAACTCACAAACAATTAGTCTTATTACTGACGTTATTTCTGGGTTCTTATCAGTACCTTTAAACTCTGCTAATTTCAATACTGTTCCTCCTGCTACTGCTCCTATGAGTGGTACAGCAAATCCAGTAACTTTAGCTACGCCTCTTAACTCAGCTTTTGATTTAACACCGTTTACAATTGGTTCTATAGGATCGTTCGAGAACATCAACCCTGGATCAGATTATATTAACGACGTATTTACATTAGTTCGAGATGAGACTATGATATCTTTTGAAAGATATGAACAAGTTATTATTGTCGATAATTTTAGTGCTTTATTCTCGGTTGGAGATCCAATTTCTCAAGCTAGTTCTGGTGTGAACGGTATTATTACAAGTATTAATCCCGACAATAGTTTTATTACTGTGAGACCATATGCGTATTACGGATTTGACGAAACAGATATCGTACATAAGGGAACAACATACGATATTATTTCTACTGAAAGAGACTACGGTTCAAATCAGTATGGTAAAAATGCTAAGATGATATCAAAAACATTGTTTGCTACTGGTAGAGTCTCAGAAGTTAAAATTCTTAATTCTGGTTTCGGCTATATTAACGGAGAAACAGTTTTCTTAACAGACGACGATGGTAATATAGTTGCTAAAGGTACTATGACAGCTGACGCGCAGGGTATTTCAGCTGGTTTCTGGGGTGGAGAAACATCACACTTAAACGGTTATAAAACAGATGGAACTTATTATGATTCGCGAAATAAATTACACGATTCAGATTTCTATCAAGAATATTCTTATGAAATTAGATCTACTGTAGATATAGAAACATATAGAGATACACTTAAACAAAACGTTCATTTGGCCGGTACAAGATTATTTGGTAAATTTACTTACAATAAAAAATCTGTAGTTGGTGTATCAGCGAGAATGTTTGTAGCTAAGAAGGAAGATCCGTTAATTGGCGGTGATCCTATAGTCGGACCAAACCAACCAGGAATAGAAGGCGTAATAGTTTATAGCGCAGATAGAAATACAATTTCAGTAGACAGTATAAATTTGCGAGTAGATACCGCAGGATAAATAGGTAAAATACCTTAGGAGCAGAAAATGGCAAAACAAATTATCGGAGTAGGCGCAAGCGCCAATGACGGAACAGGAGATCCGTTACGTAATGCTATGGTTAAAGTCAATGCTAACTTTACCGAGTTATACGACGCATCATTCGATGGAGCATATGCTTCGTTAACTGGCGGACCTACGAGTTTATTATATTGGGTTAATGACGGTACTAACGGGCAAGTGCTTACAACAAACGGTGCTGGAGTTATCACATTCCAGGATCAAGCAGCAGGTTATGCTAACTCTGATGTTGATACTCATTTAAATACAAGTACAGCTAATACAAACCAAATATTATCTTGGGATGGCTCAGACTATGATTGGATTGACGCTGCATCAGGTGGCGGTGGTGGTGGTTTATCTAACACAGAAGTTATAAATGTTGTAACTAGTTCAGACTTAGATATGGGTAGCAACAAAATACTATTTAGTAATGTATATTCCGCAGAAGGCGATTTACCTTCGGCTAGCAGTTATCATGGTATGTTTGCTCACGTACATGGAACTGGTAAAGCATATTACGCACACGCAGGTTCTTGGGTTAGATTAGCAGATTATTCCGAAATCGGTGGCGGTGGCGGAGGTGGTACTTTAGAAACGCGAGCCGAAGTTTCTGCGAACACAGCATCCATTGCAAACGGAGTTTCAACTGACATTGATATTGTTGGACATAAAGCATACGCATTAATGACTATTGAAACAAGCCATGCAGCATGGGTAACTCTTTATACAAGTAACTCAGCTCGAACAGCAGATAATTCCAGACTTGAGACTGAAGATCCTGCACCAGATGCCGGCATCATTGCCGAGGTAATTACTGCAGGCGCTGAAACTGTTGTTATTGGTCCTGCTACTATAGGTTATAATTTAGAAACAACACCGACAACAAACATACCAGTTAAGGTAAGAAGTAAACACGGTTCGTCAGCCGTGCATACAATAACCCTTAATGTTTTAAAACTAGAGGCATAACATGCAAAAGTTCGAATGGATTGTTACTCTACGCAGTAAAGAAGATCTAAATGATTTTTACGATGATATGGAAACACCAGGTGGTTCTATAACTATACCTGATCGTAAAGTAGAACTAGTAAACCGAAGAATGATTAGTCGTAATACACATTATATGCTGACGTGGGAAGAAGCTGAAGAAGTAAGAGCAGACAAAAGAGTTGTTGGCGTTGATCTTGCGATAGAATTAGAAGAAACAACAAGGCCAATGGGTTGGACTACTACTGGAACTTTTTCAAAAGATTGGTTTACAGACGAATCAGATAAAAACTGGGGATTATTAAGACATACCGAAGTAACAAACAGAAGTAATTGGGGTGCAAACGGTAGTAGCAACGTAACAGATACAGTTACCGTGACTGCGGCAGGTAAAAATGTTGATGTTGTTATTATTGATGGCCACATTGACCCTGCACATCCAGAGTTTGCTGTTAATTCAAATGGCACAGGTGGAAGCAGAGTTGTTCAATATAATTGGTTTCAAAATAATATAGGACTCGGAACTGGAACTTACGTTTATACACCTTACGTAGATGTATCTGATGCAAATTATAATCTTGACCAAAACCATGGTTGCCATTGCGCAGGAACAGTAGCAGGTAATACTCAAGGTTGGGCACGCCAAGCAAATATATATAACATTAGTCCTTACGGTTCTAATCCAAATTGGGGTAATTTGGGACTTAGTAGTAGTACATTTTGGGATTATATTAGAGCATGGCACAATTCAAAGCCAATTAATCCCGAGACAGGTAGACGTAATCCTACTATAACTAATAATAGTTATGGAAGTTCTAAAAGAGTAAACTACGGAAATTACGGACCAGTGACAGAAGTAAATTATAGAGGTGTTACGTTTGCACCTGGTAGAGACTTAACTTCAGCAGAGTTAAATGCACGAGGTTTTTGGGCTGGTGATTCAATTGTTGATATATCAATCCCAAATTATTTTAATTCGCGTGAAGCGGATATACAAGATGCCATTGATGATGGTATTATTGTTGTATGCTCAGCAGGTAATGATAGTTGGAAAACTGTAAACTCTACTGATCAAGATTTTAATAATACATATAAATGCACATATTATGGTTTTACACAAACAAGTTACTTACATAGAGGTACTGGTGCAGCTGCAGGATATGCTGCTCTTATCAATGTAGGTGCACAATCAAACGATGTCAACGAAGATAAAGCTAACTTTAGTAATTGCGGTAATCAAGTAGATATATTTGCTGGTGGAGAAGGTATTCAAAGTAGCGTACATACAGGCGGTATTGCTGACACTAGGAATGGTTCGTATGATTTAACCAAGTATCAAGGAACAAGTATGTCAGGTCCACAAGTGACAGGAGTTGTTGCATTGCTTGCAGAGTCTTGGCCCAATATAACTCAAGCTCAAGCTCATGCTTGGATAGTTGATAACGCTAATACAGGTGAAATGGCGGACACAGGAACAGACGATGCAACTGATAGAAATAGTTTGCAAGGTGCTCCAAATAGAATGTTAAGATGGATAAACCAAAGACCACTATCAGGAGCAACGCTTCCTAAGAAAAATTTCGCAAATAGACCTACGTCAGGTAAAACTTATCCTAGAACTCGTGTAAGAGCAAGAGGATAATAGAAATGTTTATAAATATTACAAAAGAGCAGGTTAGGTGAAATGACTGAGATATTAACTTCAAAAATGAAGAACGATACAACTAGAATGTTTTTTGATGACGTTCAACTTAATAACTATTATGTACTCGTATCTTCAATTACTAGTGGAACAACACGGCAAAGTGCAGTGAACGCTCAGTATTATACAAACGAATTATTAGAAAATACTTTGTTTGGTAAAAAAGTCTTAGGCTCAGATACAAAATTTATGATTAAGTTTTATGATTGGCAAAAAGATGCTGTTTATGTTCAATACGATGATCAGGAAGATATGGATGGTAAAAGATTTTATGCCATAGTAAGTCCAAATAACAATGATACCGGCGATTATAGAGTATTCAAATGCTTATCAAATAATAACGGTTCTGCATCTACAGCTCCTCCGAACTGGAACCCAGAAAACATTAGCCAAGTTTATAGAACTGCTGACGGTTATGTTTGGAAGTTCTTATATGTTATAAGTTCTGCAGAGTTCGAAGCGTACAACGCAATAGGTTATGTTCCATTAATTGGTTCTTATTTTGTACAAAACCCAGATCCTAATGCTGATGCTAACAATATAGTTTACGGTTCTGAGATTTCTGATATTTTCGTATCGAACCCTATTGATAATAACGGTTATAAAACTCAATCAGGCACATTGACAGCTGCACCAGGTAATGACGGAACTCTTACTTTAAGATCAGACGGTATTAATCAAATAACAAATTATTACAATGGTATGTCTATATACTTGACCAACTCTGACGGTAGATCATTCTTATACAAGATTAATTCTTATGTATTCGAAGCTGGAACAGGATATGGTAAAGCAAAAGTACAAGGCAATCCGTTAGGTGACGAAGTATCAAATATCGCGACTTTCACCATTTCACCAACATGCCTTATTGAAGGCGATGGAACTGGTGCTGTTGCTGTAGCTAATGTTATAGAAGGAAATATATCTACGCTACTTATTTTGAATGCTGGCACTGGTTATACAAACGTCACTGCTAAAATTATAGATCCGATATTTGATTTTGATCCAGAAGATCCTAACTCTATTGATATTAGAGCAAGTTTAAGACCAGTCTTATCTCCTGTCGGTGGACACGGTTATAATCTTATAGATGAATTACATTGTAAACATATATTATTCTATGGTTATATTACAGAAACAGATAACAATCAAATCGGAAAAACTGGTACATATTCTCATATTGCAGTCGTAAAAAACCCATCATTTGCAAGCGGAACATATCCAGATGTATTTGATAATAGAATTGAGATAGAAACTGATGATATAGCATATGCTGCTACAGGCGATACACTTCAACAATTTAACGAAGATAACGAAGTTATTTTTAAAGCTAAAATTCAAGAAGTCGATGCCAACTCAAATACAGTTTTCTTATCTAATTATATGGGACCTTATCAAAATGCTGCTAATAACGACGTTTCGATAGATCAAACTAAAGCATTGGTGAATTCTACAGGGCAGAGAATGTTCATAAATACACCTACAGCAAATAATATTATAGAGTCTGACTACATTCAGCGCACAGGGCAAGTATACTTCATGGAAGACTTTGTTCCTCTTGCTAGAACGTTTATGTCTAGAGAAGAATACAAGTTAGTATTAGAATTTTAAGGAAAACAATAGATGCCTATTAACACCAATCTAAATATTGCTCCCTACTTCGATGATTTTAATCTTGAAAAGCAATTTTATAAAATCTTGTTTAAGCCTGCGTACGCGGTTCAAGCTAGAGAGCTTACCCAACTTCAGACGATACTTCAAAATCAAGTTGAACAATTTGGAGATAACATCTATAAAGAAGGTAGTATTGTTAAAGGTTGTAACTTTACTACTCTTGATGATTTAGAATTCGTAAAGTTAACTGATAAAACTGGGTTTGATCCTGAAAGTTATATCGGAGGAATAGCAGATGAGTTGGTTAGTGGTGTAACTGTTTCTGTTGATACAAAATACGAAATCGTTGGTGAAAATTCTGGTCTAAAGGCATCGATCATTACGGCATCCCGCGGTTTTGAAACACGTCCTCCAGATCTTAATACATTCTATATTAACTATCTTAATACAACTGCTGGAAACTCACAGTTTATTGACGGTGAAAACCTAACAATTAACAAATATCGTTATAACGGTTCATTATTAATCGAAACATCGCTTAATGTAGCATCTATTAACGTTACTAACTTGACACCTGCTACAGGGAGTTCTTACGGTATACAAGCTGCTGATGGTGTTGTATTTCAAAAGGGTCATTTCTTATTTGCTAATGCTCAAACTTTAATTGTTTCTAAGTATACAAATCAGCCTAATGATCTTTCTGCTGGTTACGAAGTCGTTGAAAGTTTAGTTTCATCGTTGCAAGATCCATCATTGTTCGATAACGCAAACGGATCTAACAATGAAAACGCGCCAGGTGCAGACAGACTTAAAATGGTTCCGACTCTTACTGTTAAAACTACTTCAGTTGCAGACGTCGACTCAGGCTTCTTTACATTAATTCGTTATCAAAACGGATTTCCGGTTACAATTCGCGATGTTACTCAGTTTAACTCTATTAGCGAAGAAATGGCTAAGAGAACATATGAAGAATCTGGTGATTATGTTGTCAGTGATTTTAAATCTACTACAGAAAGACGAGGCACAGATCTAAAAGTTTTAGTAGGTAAAGGTACTGCATACGTTAAAGGATATAGAGTAGAAAACAGAGGTAACCAGGACGTTACTATTGATCCAATTACTACTACAGAAATTCAAGAAAATCAATCTACTTCGTTAGAATACGGTTCTTATGTTAACATTACTGCAATTCAGGGTACAGTAGACGTTGACTACTCGTCTGTAACTTTACAAAGATCTACTGGTCAAACAATTGGTCAAGCCTTTGTTGCTAACATTACTCCTACTAGATTATACTTATTTGGTGTTTCGATCTCTGTATCAAGTTATACATTTGCAGACGTCACACGTATTGTAGGTACTTCTGGTGTTATTACGATTGCAGCTGGATCAAAACTTAAACAGACAAACAAATCTCCTCTAGTATTTAATACTGGAACAAAAAGCTTAAAAGAGTTAACTGATATTTCTTTACCTGTAAGAGCACAAGATAGTTCAGTAAGTGTAACGAATGATGTGATTACAATAGGACCTATCGTTGGAGCAGACTTCGGTGTCGACAACTCAGATATGGTATTTGTAGATGCTTCTAATACAGTTATTCCTATTTTAAGTTATACAATGTCTGTTAACAACTCGATTTTAACGGTTAATTTAGATCCCGCAGCTAACTCAGATCCTGCTGGAACTCTTTATTTTAATAAAAGAGAATTAAATGTAACGCCTTATAACAAACAATCCGTCGATACATGGACTAAATTTATTTGGAATAACGGCACAACTCAGTATAATCTTGGGTTGCCAGACGTATATGAAATCTTAACTATTGAAGATAGTTCAAACGTTGACTACAAAGATAGCTTCAGATTGGTTACAAACCAAAAAGATAACTTTTATGATCATTCATATTTAGAAGTTATTCCTGGCAGACCTTTGCCTACAGCTGGTACGATATCTGTTAATTTAAAAGTATTTAAACCAAGTAATGCGACTGGAAAATATTTCTTCGCAATTAACTCTTATCCAGTAGATGATGTATCAGTTAATCTTCCTTCTGGCTATGTTCGTTCAACACAAATACCTGTTTATACATCAGACACCGGAAGAGTTTATAGATTAAGGGAATGCGTTGATTTTAGACCTTATAGAGATAAAGATGGTGGAGCAAGTTATACAGCTTCAGTTGAAGCTTCGGCTGGAGTAGTTACAAACGGCGTAGGAGATCAACAACCTACGTTCTCAGATTATACTTTTCAAATTCCAGCAATAAACGGAAGTTTAACTTCTGATATAGAGCATTATCTATCAAGAATTGACATGGTTACAATCGATTCGTTTGGTAAAGTAGCTACGATTAAAGGTACGGAAACAGCATCTCCCGTTCCGCCAAAAGTCGGTGCTGATCAATTAGTTATAACACAAGTAACAGTACCTGGTTTTCCTGCGCTTTCACCCAAAGAGGCGATAGATCAAAATAAAGATTATTACGCAGTAAAGACTAAAGCTTCTGGTGTCAGAAATTATACTATGAAAGATATTTCTGGCTTTGATAAGCGTATTAAAAATCTAGAATATTATGTAAGTTTAAACCAATTAGAGCAAAGTACACAAAATATGGTTGTGACTGATGAAAACGGTTTAACAAGATTTAAAAACGGTTTCTTAGTAGATCCTTTTAATGATACAAATATTTCTAACTTGCAGGATGCAACATTCTCTGCTGCTATTCAAAAAGATGACAGCATTTTATCTCCAAGTTTAACTACATTCCCTCTGGATTTAAAATATAAATCAGCAACAGGATCTAGTATCTTCCCATCAACTTCTGATGCCGAGATAGCTACATTAGGCAGAAATGATCATGCAAAAATCGTTGGGCAACCATACGGTACCAACTTTAGAAACTTAGTAAGTAACTATTGGTCTTATAACGGAACTGGTCAATTATCACCTAGCCACGATATGGCACACGATACTACATCGAATCCAGTTACTCTTGATATAGATTTAGTAACACCATTCACAGACTTTATAGAAAATTTACAAACATTTATTCCTTTGACTCAAACTACAGCCGTAAATACCGGTTCAGTTACGAGCCATCTTGGAGGTCGTACTTGGCAGACAGTAACTGATTTTACAGATACAACTAATACTTTAGGTATTGATCCTAATTCTGTTCCAGTTAACAATACAGTAGGTGACTTTGTATCAGATTTCCAATTCTCACCATTCATGAGAGCAAGAGATATTAAAATATTTATTGCTGGTTTAAGACCAGACACACCGCATTATTTCTATTTTGACGGTGTTGCAGTTACTGATAAAGTAAGAGCAGGCGATCCTGACTCTACAACAGCACGTGATGTTCAACCGTTCGGTGCCTTGTCCAGTACTGAAATTAGTACAGATTCAAATGGTATCTTAAGAGCGGTATTCGAATTACCAGGCAATACATTCTTCGTAGGAGAAAGAACACTGACTGTTGCAGATAGTAGTACATTCGGTGATATTAAATCTGCATCTACTTCTCGCGCATCTATGGATTATCACGCTTATAATATCTCTATAGAAAAAAGCAGTTTAACAACTTCTACTAGAGTACCAGAATTCGATATTACATCGACTGTAACTACGAGAAGCGTTGCTGGTCGACCATTTAATATCGATCCTTTAGCTCAAACGTTCTTTGTTAAAAGCGGTATGGGTAGAGGAGCAAACTCAATCTTTGCTTCAAAGCTTGATTTATACTTTAAGCGTAAATCTGAAGTTAACGGCATTACTGTAATGTTAAGAGAAGTAGTAAACGGTTATCCATCATCTGCAATCTTACCTTTCTCTAAAATACATTTACAAGCAAGTGCAGTTAATGTTTCAGATGATGCTAGCGCAGTAACAACCATAGATTTCGATGCGCCTGTAAGATTAGATATAGAAAAAGAATACGCTATTGTTATCATGCCAGATGCTAACGATCCAAACTATCTAACATTTACATCAAAAGTTGGTGGTACGGACTTAACGCCTGGTGCAACGCAAGGACAAGCTGTTGTTCAAGACTGGGGTGATGGAGTTCTATTCTCATCAACAAATAACATGGCTTGGAAATCTTACCAAGACGAAGATCTTAAGTTCACGATTTATAGACATAAATTTAACTCTGCAACCGGTGCAGTTACTATGACTAATGACGATCATGAATTCTTTACGTTATCTGATTGGACTGGAAGATTTAGTGATGGAGAAGAAGTATATACTGCTCTTGCTCTTTCAGGTTCGACAAGCGCATCTGTAACAATGATTTCAGGAACTAATGTTATAAGTGGTACAGCTTTAGGAGATACTTACGCAGCTGGTGATAGAATTCTTATCACTTCTGGAGTAAATAAAGAAATATTTGAAATCGCAAGTGTTGATAGTTCAACAGAAATGACTGCGACTAAGAAAATATCTTATCAAGCTGGAGCTGGTACTGTAGGTACACCTATCATAGCTGGTACTATATCGCATTATAATCCTTTAGAAAGAAGTATAATGCATCTTGTAAAAAGTTCTGCTACTAATTCTAAAAAGTTCTTAGCTGGTCAAACTATTACAGGTTTAAGAAGTACGATAGAAGGAACGATCGGTTCAGTAGATAATATTAATCTAAGTTATGTGCAGCCTTTAATTATGAAAACAAATGATTCTACCACTAGCACAGGATTACGCAGTGTTGTAACTGACCCTGCTAATACTTCAACTAGTTATGCGTTGCCAATGCAATTTGGTGCTAAGAACACTTTTAATAAGAAGGGTGTTACAGTATTTTCAAGATCAAACGATATCGCTTTATCGAAACCATTTGAAATTGTGGTAGATATGGCAAACGGATCTTCTGAAACTACTTCGCCCGTTATTGATTTAGAAACATCTTCTTTACTTGCATATCAATATAGAGTTACAAATACTGCTGATACTACTTCTAAATATATTAGTAAAACAATTGAATTGGCAGAAGACTTAGACGCTGAAGATATGGAAGTTGTTATAACTGCGTATAAACCATCTGGTTCTGATATTAAAGTTTATATTAAACCGCAGAATGTATATGACTCAGCATCATTTGCAAGTATACCTTGGATGGAGTTAGAAGCATTTGAAGGTGGAAGTTCATTTAGCTCAGATCTTAATTTACAAGATTATAGAGAAATCAAATATAGAGTTAAAGCTGCAAATCAAAATGGCGGAGTTATAGAATATACAAGTACAGGTGGAACTTTCTTAGGATATAGAAAGTTTGCTATACGTATAGATATGCTTTCACCAGATATTGCAAAAGTACCAACTCTTAGGGATATGAGAGCGTTAGCTTTGACATGATAAATCAGGGGTTAATTAGGGACAAAACGCGAGCAATTTTAAATACCGATGCCGCGGCTTTAAATAAATATAAGCAAGAACGAGCATTGCATAGAAAAGTAAATAACCTAAGCAAAGAAATTGATGATATTAAAAGTCTATTATTACAAGTTACAGATAGACTAGATAAGATAGAGAAGTAGAGATGGCAAAACCTAATATTCAAAACATTACCACTACACAAACATTTCAAAATTGGTTTGATAAAACCAACGAGATGGTAGATCTTATGCGATCATCCGTTATAACAGCAACAGCGTTAGGAGATTCTACAACTGGAGATGCTTCATTAGCCGGTGACTTTACAGCAAATAATATATTTGCCGATACATTGTTAAAATCAGATACTATTGAATCTTTTTCTAGCAATAACAGAATTGATCTAAACTCACCAATAAAAATAAACGGTAGTTCTAAACAAGTTGCTATATTTAATTTTAATACTGGAGCACAAACTAGATATACAGATGGAACATTATCTTGGGATATGGGCATTAATAACTCTAGTGACGGTGATTTCGTTATCGATACTGGTTCTGGTGATGTTAAATTTAAATTATCGACTGCAGGTACCTTAGATATTATTAATTTAAACGTATCAGGAAGTACAAATATAACAGGAGATATTGATCTTGACGGTACTTTTACAGGAAATGTAAGTGCAAATACTATATCATTTGTTACTGCAACTGGCGGAACATTTACTGGTGATCATGTTGGTGATATTTACGCTTCAAACGGTTCGACTAAAGTATTCGAAAACGGAAATGGTACTGCTGCTGGTGTAGCTCAATTTACAGGTAACGTTCAAGGTACTGTATCAAGTTTAACAAACCATTATACAGACGCGCTAGCTGAAAAGCCTGACAATTTAGGTGGACCAACAAATTTATGGTATACTGATACTAGAGCTAGATCCTCGCTTTCAGCAGGAACTGGTATGTCTTACGACTCATCTACAGGAGAATTTTCTATTGGTCAAACAGTAGCTACAACTTCAGATGTTACATTCGGTGGCGTTAGTGTTAATGGTTCTGTTGTTGCAACTGGTAATATTACTGCTTATGGCACTGTATCAGATATCACAATGAAAGAAAACATTACACCAATTGATAATGCTTTAGAAAAAGTACAACAATTAGGCGGCTACTTGTTTAATTATAAAGGTGATGATACACAAATGAGCGGTGTTATGGCTCAAGAAATTAAAGATGTTGTTCCAGGTATTGTCTACGAAATAGAAGACCCAAATACAAAAGAAACAGTTTATGCTGTAAGGCACGGAAATCTGGTTGGTCTACTAATCGAAGCCATTAAGGAATTAACTGAAAAAGTAGGCAAATAATATGGCTATCAAGGCTTCTGGCACTTTATCGATACAAGATATTGTTGATGAATTTGGAGGTACCGAACCTCATAGTTTAAACGAATATTATCGTGGTGGTGATAATGTATCTAACAACTCGTATAATCAAAACATTCCTACAAACGGTGAAATATCGGTAGGAGATTTTTATAGTGCAAGAGCCTCAGTTCAGTTTGCAATATTAGCATACGGTGGTGGAGGCGGTGGAGGTAACGGCTTTGCAGATGGTTCTGGATCTGGAAGAACCAATCAAGGTCGAAGCTCTGGTATTATGTCAGAAGCAACATATAATCTATACGTGACAAATGGTAATATAGGAACTGTAAATGTTCCTTCTGGAAATTATCTTGCTGCGGCAATTGCGACAGGCGGAGCTGGAGGATTTATAGCAAACAGTAACGGAACTTCTGCTGGTTTTGCAGGTGGAGGTACAGAATTCGGAGAAGGTGGTGCAGGCGGTGTTGTTAATAATATAGGTGGAGATGCACCTTGGGGACATTGGGGCTCAGGAGGTGGCGGAGCTGGTGGAGATAACGGTTCTGGATCGTATCTTGGTTATAACAACGATAGTCCTGGTGAAGCCGGTACTGGAGGAAATCAGGGTAGTAACATTACTATAAGTTTAGATTTAGTTGCTGGCGTAAAGTATTATGTAATGATCGGAGGCGGTGGTCAAAACGGTACAGGTGGAAACTACGCGGGTGGAGACGGAAATCCTGGAGCAGTTTTATATAGAATTAATAGTGATGAGTTGCCTCAATTTGTAGGAACAGGTAACAACGCTGACGGCGTAATCGCTCCAGAAGAAGCGACTGGAACTGAAGCGCTTAGAATAAAAAATCACGTTTTTGAAATTGTATTAACAAATAGTGGTGATATCACTACTACAAAAGTATTTTGAGGAATAAGATATGGATATGAAAAAATTCAAAGGCTTTTATCCATCTTTAGATAGAGCTTTAGATATTGTTCCGAATAATATGATACATTCTCTTGTTTTTACAAGAAGAGAAAATTCATTTACTGCTGCTCTTATCATGCATTACAGAGGTGATGAATATAGAGAAAAGTTTGAAGAACTAATTAATTATGATCTCGGAGCAGATTGGTATAAAGCAGCTTATAGAATTAACGTTGCATTTATGTGTGTAGACTTAGAAAGTATTGATACAGAATCATTAAGAGTTTATAAAAACCAACCACAAAATATCCCTACTGGAATAGAAGCTACAGATGATGTAGAAGATTGGCATGAAAATTTAGGTTATTATATTAACACTAAAACTAATGAAGTTTTAGGAACTAAACACTACATAAGAAGTTCGCGAGATCGCTGTTACAAAATTGATTATTATGACAAATCTGGCAATAAAATAAAAGAAGATCAAAGAGAAGTTATAGGCGAATATGAAGACTGGAACGGTCCTAAAGAAATCTATAATATTGCGGTAGAAGCTGGTGTCTCAACTGGGTTTGCTAAGAAAGTAAACAAAGATCAAGGCTATTTTATTGTTCACCAGGACTAACATCCTCAGCCAGATTTATATAAATAAAAGAAATTAGATTTAAAAAGGTACTCGAGAATGTCGTTGATTTCAGAACTAGGTCCGATAAAAGGCGCTAATACAAGATCCGAGGACTTGTTTGTCATTGTTAACTTGATCCAAGGTGATGACGGAACGAAAAACATCACACGAAAAGAGATGGTCCAAGCTCTTCAGTATGAAATATTCAATAGAATAACTATTACTGGCGGGACGATATCAAACGTTACGATGTCTTCTTCTACTCTTAACACAGTTATTATCAATGACTCAGCATATAATAACGGAACGATTACAGGTTCAGCACTAAGCTCTGTATCTATTATTAATTCTACAGCAAATAATCTTACTATTACGAGCTCAGATTTCTCTGATGGTACTGGTAACAATAACATCTTTACCAACACTACT